TTTCCCCATCCGGCACCATTTATCTGCCCACCATGAGATTCTTCTGGTGGAATTTGCCCAACCCACCAACGAAATCCGTCTCTTCCTAAAAAATTACTTTTGAGTAGTGATTCTTCGATCATTTTGTGTCTTTAGTATTAATTCCAAAAGTATCTCTTAACAATTTTAATGAAGTATAAGAATTATCAGTATCAAAATGATGACATAATTCTTTAATAATATATAGACCACTTGTTTCAGAATCATATTCTTTTTTTTGTGAATTTGAAATTTTTGGAAATAAACATTCAATCATATCTCCTGCTCTTAAATCAATATTTGAAGGAATCATTACGCTTAAAATATTTGAAAAAAGAATATTATATCTAAACAAAGATTGAGATTGATATAAAATTGGATCAGAGTTAGTTTTGGTAGAAACATCTTTTTCCATTGTTCCAATATCTAATACTGCAGTAATGATTCTCGAAGGAGCATCGGCAATTGATAAGTCAGAACCCTCTGACAATTTAGGAAGTTTTAAATCATTTCCGCCCAGATTTTTTGTTTTATTTTCATAATCCTTGAGTTTAAATACACCCTTCTCATATTCGGTAAAATTAAATGTCAAAGGATTAAAAAATGTTCGGTGACTTGCATATGCTCCAAGGCGAAGTTTCTCAATTAAATTTTGATTTTTTTCGGTAATATAACTTAAAATTTTAAATTCATTATCCACTTTATTATCTTCACTGTCATATGCAGATGTGGTTGGACTATAGATATATTTTGCCTTTGGTTTTTGTTCAAAAATTAAATCATCAATCGATCTAAATTGAAATCCATCCCGAGTCTGATAAAATAAAAATCCTGCAGTTGAATCTCCAGAAGAAACCGGAACACTTTTGGATGCCAACCAGACTAATACTGTAAATGGTTTTCTCATATTACCAATAAAAGAATAGTTACTTGAACTTTTATCAATTGTTCCAATATTATCCGTCTTAAGAACATTTTTTAATATTTCTTCAACAGAATCGCTAATATTATTTTTATATTTTCTTACCACTCTTGAGGTTTCATTTGTGATTGCCTCTCTCGAAACCAGATTGAGAGTAAAACTTTCTTGTTGAGATTCTGAAATTATGTTTGTAATACTTGAGACATAAAGATATTTTTTTGAGTTTTGAGAAAAATCCAAAGACTCTCTTCCCGGAACATTACCCGCAATTTTCATCGAAAGTCTTTCACCACCACGAAGAGGAAGACCATTATAAATTGATTGAGTTTCTCCATCAACATCATTAAATGAAGGAATTGTTCCTCCAGTATTAACTACTTTAATTTTGGCGGTAATTGTTGGAGAAAGAATATCCTCAAAATATTCAATGGCTACCACACCATTTTTAATATCAATAGATCTTTTTTGATCATTTGATTCCAGAATGAGTTCTTCGTATATGGATCTATTAATTGACATTATAGGTAAGCAAGATCAAGTAAAAGTTTATTCTTCATAAAAATATTTAACAAAGCAATTTCATTAGTTTGTGGTGAAGATTCTCCATCAAACGATTCCCCACCATAAGAAATCAGTTTTTGTTGTGGTTGTTGGGTATTTTGAGAAATAATCACTGTTTGTCCCTTTCTTTCTTGTGTTAGAGACTGTGATAAATTATTATTTTGTATTGATGCTATTTGGGCAGATGGTTGACCTATTGTTGATGATGGTGTTAATGCAGATATTGATGAGGTTTTAGGATATAAAGGATGACTTCTTGTCCAAGCACCAGGATCTTGATGAGAAGTAAATGTACCATTAGACATTGGTGGACTATTTGAAATTTCCCAGTGTACGTGCGGACCAGTTGATTTTCCGGTGCTTCCTACATATCCCATCAAAGTTCCCCGATCAACTGTAGATCCAACTCTTAGTGGTGAAGGTTTTAACATATGTCCAAAAAAGTGATATGATCCATAAACACTATCTTTCCAAACAATCCAGTTTCCATATCCAGCATATGATGCAGTTCTATCTAAACCTATATGAGTTACTTTACCTGGAAGATAAGCATATAATGGTGTTCCAGACGCTGCAGCAACATCATATCCTGTGTGATTTGAGTTTGAACTCCTACGATATCCTACTCCTGAAGTAATTTGTGCTCCAGATCCAGGTTTAAAAGCACTATAGTCTGCCGATAATCTTGCTTCTTCACTTCCACCATATTTGACAGTTCCACTAGTTCCGCTTACAGGAGAAAATTGTTTTGATGGTGGAGATCGTTTTGGTGGTTGTTGATTTGGTGGTTCTTGTATTGGTTTAGGTAAATTATCAAATTTAGCTGGTCCTCCAGGATTAATTGGATCTTTTCTTGGATCTTTAAGAAATTGATTATCACCATTTCCACCCCGCCAAACACTTCCCGGAATTCTACCATTAGAATCAGCTTGAATATTGTTATTTGGATCACTATCACTATTAACTAGTCTAACTGTCTGAGGACTACCTCTAAACTCACGAGCTCCACCTACATGTTTTGCAGCACTTGACTGCAATGAAGGGTTTTTAATATCTTTAATAATTCCCAATAAAGTGGATTCACTCACACCAGACCATTTGGATGCATCTTTTAAGGTTTGAATTTTTCTAAATTTACCAACACCTTTATTTTCTACTCCTTTAAATTGTCCAGGTTGCGATAAAAGTTGAGTATAAGAACCACCACTAAATGCTTTTCTATTAACAAGAACCTGCATAATATCTACGGTAGATTGTGATCCAGTTCCCTCAGTAGAAAGTGCCGCTGCTATACGAAACATTTCAGAAGATTCCTTACCGGGCAACCTATTGTCAGGCGGTGAATCATATGCATCGGGATTAGGATTTTCCTGTCCAATAGGTGGAATTTTCTCATCTGCAGTTAAAGGTGCTGTTAATTTATCGATAATTTTTTTAAAATTTTCCCCCATATCATCAATATTGTCAGTTAGATCTTTAAAAGAATTTTTTAAACGATTCGATCTATCAAATATATCAAATTGAATTAAATTATCAAAAGATGCTCCTAAAATTTTACCAAATCCAGAAAAAATATTAATAATATTATTAGAAAATTTTAAAATTAAATCTTTAACTGTTTGAATTCTTTTAATAAATACCTTACCTAGTCCAATCCAAGTTGGAATATTATATAATATCCATCCTGCACCAAGATATCCAATAAATTTAATTATTCTTTTTAAAAACCCTTCAGAACTACTTGAACTAATAATTAACTTTCTTCCCCCCCTTATACCAATATTTTTAACAGTATTTGGAGCTTCTATTTCTTCTTCTTTTCTTTTTCTTCTTTCATTTTCAACTCTACGACTTTTTATTGTAAGTTTGTTTGCAAATAATGAATCTTGTAATCTTATTTTATTAGTTAATACAGTTTTAAGATCTTTATAACTATTAAAAAATTTTTTATTTAATCTAATTGGAGATGATATTGCCATATTATACTATTATTCCATAATTTAATTGTGAATACATACTATAAAAGTTATTAGAATTAGAAGAACTAATTAAAGGAACATCTGTTCCTACCAATGAAGGTGATCCAGAAATTTGTGAGTTTTGATTCGGAGATTCATTCATAATTATAGTTGGATCTGGTTCTGTAAGAGGGGGAAGTTCATTAGATCTAGATGGGAGTATTCCTTGAATTGGTGGTTGAGAAGATATAAAAGAAGGCATTGATGATAATAATGTTGATTCAGTATAATTTTGATTAATAGAATTACCTAAATTAAAAGGATTTAATGCTAATTGTGAAACAGAAGAACCATTTAAGTTAATTATTTTTGGGGTATTTGTATTTTTAGTGGACTCTTCTGGAATTTTAGGTAATTTCATTTGTTCCCAGTCTTTACCTGTTGTTTCTGCCCATTTCTCTGCCTGCTTTCTTTGAAGGGGAGTCATTTTTCTCCAGGCATCTTCTATTTGTCCTCTTAACAAAGAGTTATTTTTATATTTCCAAGCTTTTTCAAATTGCTCGATCATTTCTGGAGATGGATAAGGAACTACTTCAATTTTAGTTTGATTATTATCTGGAGTAGTACCAGGAGGAGTACCCGAAGGAGTATCCGGAGTAGTACCAGGAGTTTCTATTTTTGGATCTTTAGGAGTTATTGTCTTTAATTCTTCAAAAAATTTAAGAAGACCTAATTCTTTTTGTATCTCTTTAAACCCATCTCCAGAAAAAGATTCTGTAATGCCATCAGTAAGTCCCTTAAGTCCACCAAAAACATTTCCAATATCTAAAATCTTACTATTTTTATTATTTTCCTGTTGATCATCATTCTTTGATTCTTCTTTTTTAAAGAACCTATCTAATCCTGGAACATCCTTTAGTTTATCTTTAACAGTATTCAACGGAGAAATAATAAACTTTTGAGATATATCTCCAATTGTTTTAGAAAAAGATTTTACAGAATTAATTACAGTATCAAATCCAAATCTAATTGAAGCAATTGAAGTGATTGCAGATAGAATATTATTAGCAATAAAATCTTTAATTTGTTCTAATTTTTTAATATCATTATTTTTTAAAGAAGATATTAATTGAATTGTCTTAATTGTTAAAAATCCAATAAGCAATGCTTTTATAGCATTACCAATGCCTGAAAAAGTATTATTAATCTTTGTCTCAAGAGGAACAATTGCATCGGAAAGAGATGATGAAATTCCACGTTCTATCTCGTTTTCCTTTCCCAATCTAACACTATTCTCTAAATATTTTCTTTCTATTTCATTAAGTCTCTTTTCTCTAGATATTTCTAATCTAGCATCTCTTTCAATTAATTGTGAAATACTAAAAATACCGTTTGATAACCCTTGAATTCCTGATTGAAGATAACTTAAACTTCCTTGAAGTGCTGAAATTCTTTGAGACTGTTCAACAATTAATTTAGAATTATTTTCAGTTCTTCTTGTTAGTAATATACTACTATTTAAAACATTATCAGAAATATTAGATTTTTTTAAAAGAGCACTACGAACTTTTTGAGATAATGGAGATCCTGTTTCAGGATCAATTCCACTTTTTGCGATGGTTTCCGGTTCCATTTCAGTTAATTTACACCCTGTTTTAAATTTTCTTCTTCAATATATTGAGAAAGAAGAGTGATATAAACCTCTTTTTCCCAAGGCAACATATTTTCTAACTCTGTTAATGAATATTTATGATGCTGCATCAATTGAAATGTTGTTCTATAATATGACTCCAATGAAGTATGAGCCATTCCTAGGCGAAAAAAGATGTTAAACCCTCCAATACCACCTCACTCTCAACTTCCGTATTTGGATTTTTGACCTTAATAATATGAGATAGTTTAGGCATTGTATCAAAGAACTTTTCAATTTCTTTAAATTGATTTGTGGTGAGTTGTTCCACAAATTCATTTAGTTCTTTCTTTGTGCTGTCAGAAGATGCCCAAGACTCTTCTTCACTATAAATCTGTTCAATACAAGAAACAATCATATCAAAAGTATCATCGACACTGATTGTGGAATTATTTCCAAAATTATTCTTAATAAACTCTTGCATCGATGGATATTTCATTCGAAGAGTCAAAACATCATCAAGTTTAATATCCTGTGAATGATCATCACTCGCACTAACTTTAATATCATCTAAATTAATAGAAATAGGAACCTGAGTCGTTCCGTCATCTGGGCAGGTAATCAAGACATCAACAGACTCACCCACAGACTTTCCACGAATATTAAGAAACAAATATTCAATATCAAATGTTGCCAAATTTTCAACCTTAAATCCTTTTGTAAGAATACAATTTGAAATCACAGTCTTAACTGCTTCTGCAATTTGTTTAGTATCATCACTTTCCATTGCAATAATTAAAACCTTCTCTTCTTTAACTAAAAAAGGTCTATATTTAATATTCTTTTTAATCGAAGGAATTTCCAACTCATAAGTCGGGACCGAAATTTTTGGTAATGACATTTTTTATAATTCAATTGATATAAATCTATTTATTGGGTTTATTAAATAATTCTAGATTCAATTTAACCACCACCGTCTCCTCCTGCTCCACCGTCTCCTCCACCTCCTGATCCACTGTCCCCGTCTCCATATCCACCAATACCACTATTATCACCAACAGAATCTCCAACAGGACCCCCACCATCACCAAAATTATTATAATATTCATCGTTATTAGGATTATTGGATTTGGGAGATTTTGATTCGTTGTTATTATCATCTCCTCTAAAAACACTTAAAGAAACAGATTTTCCAGAAATATATCGATCATATTGAAATGTTACAGACATTTTAAGAATATCAGAATTAGCATAAGACACTCCAAGAGAGTTAATATTAGATGGAAATAAACCAATAAAACAATATTCGATTTCTTTTTTATAATCTCTATCAAATTTTACAATAGTTGTTCTATCACATTTATAATTTTCTGGATATTGCATTCTATAAATATAATTTTTATTAGTTTGTCTTAGTGGAACAAGATCACCATTAATTGGATTATTTGAACCACTCGCAATAAATTCCATCCAACTTTCCATAAATTTAAGAGTATTATAATTTTTATCCACATAAAAATCAAGTGAAATTAAATCATACACTCTGGTATGAGCAAAATTCTCAGTTAATCCAATAGAATTTCCAGTAATATTTGCTAACGCAAAAGAAGTGGTTGGAAGAGAAGCAGAATAGCAAAGTAGTCCAGCATCCTGATAAATAAAAGTGGATGTAATTCCTTTACGAGAAAGATATCTTAATAACTCATAAGGAAGACCACCAAATCTAACTTCATAATGAGAAGTTTGTGCAAGATTTGTAAAAAGTGGTTTAAATTCTGAAATCTTGCGTTTAGTTGGCACTCTAAATACCTTAAGGAATTAATAGTATAAGTATTTAGATGTCATATAAAGGAAAATTTAAACCTTCATTTCCTGAAAAATATGTCGGAAATCCTACAAATATAATCTATAGATCTTTATGGGAACTAAAATTTTTAAAATATTGTGATACAAATCAAAATATCCTCGAATATGCATCAGAAGAAATTGCAATTCCATATCGTTCTCCAGTGGACGGAAAAATTCACAGATATTTTCCTGATGCTTATATAAAAGTCAAAGAACCAGATGGATCTATTAAAAAATATTTAATTGAGATTAAACCTC